TGTTTAGCACCGTGCACGGTTTTGGGCCATCACAATCAATCACCCAATAGGGAAAATGGCTGAATAACCCACCGGACCACCTTTAGCAATTTCAAGGCGCGTCCAACGGGTTGCCATTTAGGAATGGAATTGAATAAATTTTCCATGCTAGTCTGTTCGTCTGGAGTGATTCCGAACGCTAGCCAAAAAGAGTATCTCGAATACGGGGTGACTTTTCGAAATTTGCTAATCAGACCTTTCCGAAGTGCATGTTTGCCCTCGGAAATTTCCCAATCGGTGAGTTTAGCTCTCTTACCATCTGATGAATTAATGTATATTTGATAATACGCCTGGCAACACGGTATTCCAGTCGTAAGCGCCATACCCCCTTCCCCTGTAGCCCCAAGCCAACCCTTAAGATCACGAACTGATCCTCTAGGGTGTATTGATATGGCATCCTTCTGGAATGCCACCTTGGGGTTGCGTACCATTCTGTAGCACTCACCGTCCCAGACAGGTGAGCACTGGCAGAATTCTATTTGTTCAAATACGCTAACAGGGGGAGAAACATCTAAAGTAAACCCGAAGTGCAGGAACCAGTCCCGCACCCCGGAAGTAAACTTGTCGATATTGTGTTTCTCTATTATGACGCAACAATCATCACCATTATCAAAAAGTCGTGACTTTACTTGTATCTTAGCACAGTATGCCTGGACGACGGAAACCATGAGAATCACATTCCCCAAGGCAGTGTTCATGTCACCAGAGCTTCGTTTACCATCCGTAGTGTATTTAACTATACCGTCTGGTGCTCTTCCTATGTTGACATTTCGCAGTTGTCTCTTCAAAAGTGATCTCAGCTCTGCAGAATTGAATATTGCATTATAAAATGAATGTTCAAACTTTAGAGCCGGTTCCGACACATGCTGATCAAAACGTGTGACGTCAAGAGGGATGCAAATGGGCTGCTTAAACTCCAACCAGTTAGCCCGCAAGCAGGCTGCTGATTGAATGCAGTTCATTCCTTTTGCAATGGCCTTATAACCAAGGGCCGTGTTAATGGCTTGGTAAAAGACCCCCTCTGCCGGTTTTATGAACCGGCCAACTTCGATGTTGAATTCTGGCGCCCGCGGACTTATCAGTCGCGGCACGCAGTCGGGCTTCTTGTAGAGATTCAGCTTTTCAAACTTGATGAAATTCCTCAAGTGAGAATGGTACTTCTGTAGACCTGTTCTCAGCAGGCGTAACAAAGCGTTGGCGTAAATGGTGCGCTTTCGACCAGTGTACGACTCGACAAAATCTTGCCGAGACCACAAAGGTGGAACCTTACAACACCCCAATACCTTCGCCCGAAACGCCCGTAGGTGCGTGTTTTGAAACGCACCTTCTGACGGACTGGGTGGGACTGACCCGTCCTTTAACAAGTAGACTCTTTCAATAGCTGCCCGATGCAGATTTGTCACATTGTGGTTCGCTCCACGGAAGTGAATGTCAGGGATCAACCCCGTCATTTTCTGCGACTTCCGAACCTTCGATGGGGACCCAAGGGGTATGACTTCA